CCGCGGAGGCGAGGAACTTCTCGCGCCCCGTCTCACTAACGCCCAGAAGGGCGAGTAGTTCCTTTTTCAAGTTGGTCCTTTGTTTATCGCCGGCCTGAATAGCCGCGAAAGCTGTTGGGGTCCGCTTATAGCGACCCTCTGAAATGGAAGCCTTGGCAACGGGAGCGTCAAAGACCTCGGTTGCAAACCCGGCGGCAAGCGCGGCGTCGCCATCCATCCAAGTCTCTTCGTCCATCATCTCGCGCAACTCCTCCTCGGACTTGGAAGAAGAGCCCTTGTAGAGCTTCACAAGCGCGCTGGTGATGCCTTCCAAGATGTCAGCTTCCTTGCGCATGTCGTCCGCGCTTCCTTGGGTGTAAGACCAAGGATTGTGAATCATGACGAACGCGGCCTTTGCCATCTTGCGAACCTTGCCAGCGGCAAAGATTACGGACGCGGCGGAAGCGGCGAGCCCGTCAGTCACCGTCTCAACGTCCGGCAAACGCGACAGCATCGAATGAATCGCGATGGCGTCGAATACATTCCCACCGGGCGAGTTGATGCGAACGACGATCTTGCCACTCAACGCCTGAATGGCGTTGTGGAACGTCTGCGCCGTGGTGCCCCAGAAGCCAATTTCATCATAGATGAAGACTTCGTTTGGAGCGCCTTCGGCGGCGGCTGCGCGGATGTTGTAGAATTGGCTCAAGGTTGCTCCTGATTCTGTTGGATGGCGTCGGCAACGGCTTGCGCAGGATCCACCAGAGCGCCTCCTGGATTGATGATGGCCGTGAGCGGGACGCCCGTTTCATCGGCCACGCGTTGCGCCGTCAGGTAATCGCTTGCGCGTGCGCGGCAATGGCTTTCAACGTCTCCGCCGTCTTCGCCAACGATGTCTGAAAGCGTGCGGATTCCGACGTTGAAGTCCTCGCGGCGGTTCTGGCTATCGCGCCCGATGTCCACGGAGAACTTGGGCGGCGTGCTGAAATCCCAGTTCCACCAATCGTCTGCGAACGGGATGTAATCGCGGCTCATGTAGACCGCGACGGCCCATTGCAGGAGCGTCATGGCCGGCTTGTGCATGACTGCGATGCGGTTATCGACGGCGCGCTGCACCTGACCAACCATGGAGCGCACGCTTGTGCCGTTCAGCTTGGACGCGTCCCACGCGAACTCATAAGGGAGGTCCATACCTGCGAACGCCCCGCGGGTGATGTACTCCATGAAGTTTTGCCACGCTTCGCCCGGCTTGTTGTTGTCGAGACTGGTAATCTCGCCAGACGCCTTGATGTAGCGAATCAAGCCACGTGCGATGGTCTGCGTTTGCGGCTCCGTGCTCGTGTTGCGATTACCTCCACCGAGGGCAGAGGCGGGAGCGCGTCCGGCGTCGTTCTTTTCGATGTAGGCGATGGAGGAGCGAGCCTTGATCCCGATCTTTTCAGCCTCGCGCGTCTCGCCTAGGTCGTACCAGTCCAGCACAGCGCGGATGACTGACGGAATCCCACGAGCCTGCGAATGCCATTCGGGATCGAAGAAATGAACGACATCCGAAGCGGGGAAGATGTTCCACTTGTGATTGACGTAACGGTCCGCAGACGGCGGGAGAATGTTGTACCCGACCGGCTTCATGTCATTGTCCATGATGACGCCAGCGGACACGAAGCGGCCTTCGTACCCCGCGGTCTCCGGAGTCTTTGGAACCGTTTGGACGCCAGAGTAGCCAAGCGTTGGACTGCCCACCCGGTGCGCCTCTAGCCACTGGATGCGCGGGGATCCTTCGGGCGTGATGCGTTTGATGGCAAACACGTCGCCGTCCCGATCCATGCAGAGCGATGCGAGACGCAATCCCATGCGCCAGTCGTACACGCCTCCGCGCACGTCGCAGAGGTTGGCCCAGCGCGCCAGAAGCGGCTTTGTGGAGGCGCGGAAACGGTCGTCTGCGCCGATGTAGAGCGGCGCCCATGCGGCACCCACGACGTAATTGGCGAGCTTGCGAACAGCGCCGGAAACCATCCCAGAGCCGCTGTAGATATAGCGGCCGTCGGAAATCATCGCGGCGTGCCGATGCTGTTTGAGAAACTCCGTCGCGTCCTTGTTGAGCGTTGGACGCCAGCCGCGTTGCCCGCTCTCCTGCGGGTCTGGATACAGGCCAGTCGAAGCGCCGAAAGATCCGCCGGCAGGTGGCACAAGATCCGCGGCGGATGCAATCACAACCCGATTACGTTTGGCAGCGCGACGGCTCATCGTGCAGCGTAAACGGTTGAGGTTGCGGTGGCTGTGACGCAGTTGTCTACCTGCGCTTGGGCGTCTTGGATCTCCGCCTGCCACTCCTCCAAAGACCACCCGCGCCCGTTGCCGTAGGAGAAGGATCGGCCATTGATGGACGCAGACTGGATCCCGCCAGGGCCATGCGTGGCCTTCTTTACGGCGGCTTTGTACCGCTCAAGCTCTGTTTCAAGCTCGGCAGCGGTGAAGCCGTAGTAAGGTCCGTGTTGGACGGTTTGCGCCATCAGTTAGCGCCAACCATAACCGGAGCGTGCTGGATGCAAGTTATTTATTGACGGCCTCGGCGTTCAGGAATCCCGCCATTGTTGCGGCCAGAATCTGCATCGTCTCACAGTCGAAATAGTGGTTGTCCGATTGGATCCTCTTCCATCGCCACTCGAAGCTCACGTTGTCCGCGCCAAACACCTTCACCTTTGCCTCGGCCGCCATCTGCGCCTTGTACTCGTCGCCGCAATCTTCGGAGGCGGTCCACATTGGCAAGTCGTCCGGCCCTGTGGTAGATCGCAGGATTTCCATTCTGTCCTTCGCGGCATCCGCGACAAAAAACCACTGACGGACTCGCTTCGGAATGCCGTCGTACTTCTTCCCGGAGAACGGGTCGAGAAGCCGGCCCTCGTCGTGCATGTGCCACGTTCCGTCGTTATGCTTAAAGGCGTTTCGCTTGTAGGAGTTCACGCAGTGAAACCCGTATTGCGCGCAAATTTCGAGCACTTCGCTCGTGTGATATTTCGAGTCTAGAAACACGCGAGAGTCTGCCGTTAGTACCAGCTCACCAAACGGAAGCCGCTCCTCCATCCATTGGCCGTGAAGCACTCCGTTGTCTGCGCAGAACTGTTGGACCTCCTGACGCGTCAGCAGCTTTGCCCGCGCTACCAATCGAGAGCGTCCATCTGCTGACCACTGGCGAACGATTCCCCAGAAGTGATTCCGTTGAACGTCAATGGTTGCGAATCGCCACGGGTTGCCGTTTGCGTCGATCGCCTCATCAGACCACGGTGCGCCCAGGATGTACGGGCCGACTTCAATCGGCTTGTCCATCACACGCGCCTGACGCGAGCTGTCGTAAGGCTGCATGGCGCGCTTGATGATGAACTCGCGCAGCAATTCGGAATCGCCGTTGCGCAGAGCGTTCTGCGCCTGCAACCAAAGCGCACATACTTGCCTCCAGTCATCGGTTGCAAGGCTGTTGAACCGATAGCCGACAACGGACGGATTTGGCATCGGGTTGCGTTGGATGTAGCCCGCGCCTCTTGTGCGGTCGTTCATCTTTCGCTGAATCTCTAGGCTCCAGTGAATCGGCGCCTGGCAGCATGGAGGAATCATTCGGCAAGTCTGCGCGCTCGGCTCCACCTGATAGCGGCCGGACTCGTCCGTGATGCGGTCCCACTCAAGGATCCTGTCCGACCAATCCGGCACGAAGACGGAGGAGCAATGCGGGCAAACCATCTGCCAGTCATGACGCGTGGAAGTTTCCCAGAGCACGTCCAGGTCATGGCCTTTGTCCGGTGCCGTCGTGGGAATCACGGCCTGACGCAGGAAGTCAAAGCTGTCGGCGCGCATCATGATTTCAGCGATTGCGCGAGGTTGGTACTGCCACGCCTCGTCCATGACGATCTCACGGGCAGAGCGGGAATTGCGGTGCGCCACAACGTCAGCGCCAAGCATCTCAAGAGGCGCGTTGTGGAAGCGGAACATCATGTTGCGCCCGCGTTTGTCCGGGTCTGTGTAGCGCGTCCACTGGACCGATGGCGTGGATTCAAGCAACGGCTTCAACTTGGTATCCGAAACCGACCGCGCATCCGTCGCCGTCTTGCTGTACCAGAGTTGACGACGTGGCTCGATGGCTAGATTGCGAAGGATGCGAAGCTGGGCGAGGAGCGTCTTGCCACGTTGGGGCGGCATCATAAGGATCGTTGTCTTGCCCATGCCGCTATCCAGCGCGGCGGCTGGCTCGATCATCATGGGCCAATCCTTTCGGCGAAATGGTCGGCCATCGAGGGCAATGAACCGCTCCGCGTGCGTCAGTGTGCCGGCCCAGCGTTTCATTCAACCATGCCTTCCATCGAAGACCTCAGAGCGCGCACCGCCCAGTCCGGTAGCCCGTGCTCCACTTCGCTTGCCGCCGTTTGCTCAAACGCTGACAGGTAGGGACCAGCAACCATGGCGTCCGTCAGGATGGCATGGATCTCCACAGGATCGGAAACGCCTTTCAACTTCCGCGTCACGTCGTCCGTGATGCGTTGCAACCCGTGAGCGGCGTTGATGGCAAGGCCGCGGCATAGGCGTTCAAACTCACTCCGTGGAATGCTGTCGTCCTCGGTGCGGCCCTGGCGACGGAGTTGGACCATGGCGTCATTGCGCTGCTTGGCGAGGCTTCCGCGTTGCGATGCCAGCTCAAGGCCAATTTGCACGCCGCCCGTGCGAAAGGCGTCCATGGCAAGGCGGTCAACCTGACGGAGCATCTCGTCCAGGTCGTCGATTTCCCCCTTCAGGTCTCGCTTGGGTTTGGGCGCGTCGTCGGCCACCTCTTCCGGCGCCTCCCAGATTTCCGTCGCCTGCGCATCCATCCACGCGGCTACGCGCCGAGGGTTCACGCGGGAGTTCTCGAAGCCGTCGCCTCCGCGTTCCTTCACCGCTTTCAACCGTGCCTTTGGAATGCCCATCACGGCGGCAGCCTGAGCCATGGAGCTGCACCACTCGGGCCACCCGTCGCGGTCTGTGTGTCGCATGGGCGGATTTTCTGGGGTCGTGTTCAAAGGACGTACGAGCTTCGCCATATGCAGGCTTTGCCCAGCCAAAAAGATTCCTTCCCATGGTCCAACCCGTGGAAATGTTGCATCTGCAATGCACTTGCATGATTGCAATGCATTTCCTCACCACCCCGCCCCATTACGCTTGACGCGTTCACGCTTTTCCCCCTTTTGAATCCCCGTCCCGAGTGTCAACGTCTTCTCCACCCCATGCCAATCCAACGCGACGCGCTTTGGCCATGATCGCTCTGCATTCTTCAGGCGTGAGCTTCTGCGATAGATCAGCAATCTCCTCTCGCGTGATTGGTTGCGGCTTCTGGATATGCCAATGACTAGGCGTCAAAGTGCGCAATGCCGTGTCTGTTCTCGCTTCGCTTCTTCTCATTCCAGCTCCTTCATCTTGTCCCTTAGAATTTCCTGTTGCCGCTCGATGTCATCCAACGCCTTCTGCGCTTCGTCTAGCGCGCTCTTCAGCCCATTGCGCGCTTTCGCTGCGGCATAATACGCCGAGTTCAGCATGCGCATAGCCTTCTCCATCTGCTCGTACTCACTCATGGTACATCCCTCCCACGGCAAGATACGCCTCGCACAACTGGCGAGGAGTTGCGGTAATCATCTGATGGCAGTCGTATTCCTGCGCCATCCATATGTCACCAGAAAGCGGGCAAATCTTGAGCACGTCCAACCCGAGGGCGTGAATAAACCTGTTCTCCTTACCCTTCCTAAGAGCCCGCACCAGCGGCATGATGGCGTCGTATGAGTTGCAGTAGTCGGGCAGGCACTCCCCGCTTTCGTGGTACTGCTTTGGAAGCCTTACACCGTCATCGCTCCACTCGAACACTTTAACGCAACGCCATCCAGCAGCCTCCGCCACCGCCCTGTTGATTTCCTCGTCTGTCATTTCGTCCCCCTTCCAGCCTTCCAAGCCTCATATTGCATTTCCCTCAACCACGCGGTGTCTACGTTGCGCGGGATTGCCCATTCACGCCACCATTGCAAGAACTCCTGACGCTCTCGCACGGCCTTTTGAACGGCTTCGTTAGCCTTCTCCTCGTTGCTCCATATTGCTGCTTGGCTCATTCCGGCCTCTCTTTCTCAATCGGTGTAAACTCCGTCAGTGATTTGTGAAACATGAAAGGGACATCAATCTGGGACGTTCCGCGCCTGAACTTGGCGACGTGCAAGTTGACCTCGACCATGTCCGGATCGTCCTCAAACTCAGTTGCCTTGCCCGCCCGGTAGAGCATGCCAACGAAGTCGGCGTCCTGCTCAATCGCCCCAGACTCTCGCAGGTCTGAAAGCCTCGGCTTGCGGTCCTTGTCCTTCTCGATGTCTCGGCTCAACTGGGCGAGGGCGATGACAGGCAGGGCAAGTTCCTTGGCCAGCCTCTTGATGCCCCCGCTGATCTCGTCCACCTGCTCCCTGCGTTGAATCTTCGGGTTGCCGCTGACGAGTTGGAGGTAGTCGATAACGAGAAGCTTAATCCCATGCGACCTGACCCACCTCCTGGCCTTCGCTGCAATTCCCCCGACGCTGATGCTGGAACCCTCGAAGATCACAATCGGCATCTGGCCGAAGGTTGCCGCCGCCGTTGTCATCCGATGAAACTCTTGAGCGGACGGTTGTCGGCGTTGGTCAAACTGATCCCACGAGAAGCGAGATTCCTGAGCCAGAAACCGGGCGCCAAGCTCTCGACCGCTCATTTCAAGGCTGATAACCCCAACGGGCACTCCTCGGCCTGCAATCAGGCGCGTCATCGTCATGGCCAATGACGTTTTGCCGGTAGCTGGTCGGCCTGCGATGACGATCATCTCCCCAGCTCGGAATCCGCCTCTTGTCACCCAATCCAGCATGCGCCACCCAACCGGCAATCCATGTGCACTCCCTGAAATGCGCTCCTGAACGTCGTCCACGGCTTGCCTAGCTACTTTTCGCGCCGTGGTGTCACTTCGGTCCCCGAACTCGCCCCTGACGCCTAGGATGGCCGTTTCCGCTTCGGCAATCGCTGTTTCCGTGTCCTCCGGCTTCTCGCGCACGGCTTGGATGATCTCGGTGGCGGCTGTCAGCAGCTTCCGAAGCCGGAACTTGTCCCTGACCATCGGGAGGTAGTAGTGCAAATTTTCAGGACTCGGCACGGCGCCCATGATGTCGCTGATGTAGGCGAGCCCTCCAACGCCTTCCAAGCATCCCTCGCGCTTCAAGGCTCCTCCAAAGGCAATTAGGTCCATTCCGGTGCCGTTGTCCGCGCAGCGGCAAAGCGTCGTCCAGAGCGTTTGGTGGCGCAGGTCGTAGAACCAAGCCTCTTCAACGCCAAACTCGCGGGCATCGTCCAGCTTCGAGGGGTCCAGCAATGAGCACCCAAGGACGCCTTGCTCGCCTTCATGGTCATGGGGTGGCAATCCGTCGATCATGGCATGGCCTTGTATCGTTCCAGGATCGCCTTGAAATCGGTCTTCTCCTCTTCGGTGGCGTGGGTGCATTGGGTTCCTTTGGGGTTTGCGGGGTGCGCTGTCAGTTTGGCGTGCAACGTCTCTTTGGTCTCGGGGATCTCGAAAAGGTCGGTCCACCGTTGGTTATTCAGGTAGGTCGAAGGGTTCGGGGTGTACTTCCCTTGGTCCTTTGTCCAGTCCTCTGAGGCTTTGCGTTTGATTACGTCCTGGATGATTTGGGCAACGGTGTCTTCGTTGGGTGAAAGCCTTGTCCATGATTTCAATGCCATCGGTTTGGCGACTTTTTTCGGGTAGGCGTTCCAGAAGGTGGTGAACGATTCAGGTTCTACAGGCTGCCCCCTTGGGGGTTTGGGGGTATTGTTTGTCTGCTTCTGCATCTGTATCTGCTTCTGCTTGTCATCCGAAAGCGTTACGGGAGCGTTATCAGGCGTTACGGGTAACGCATCGTCACGCACAGTAACGCCAGTTTGCGCATCTTTCGGCTTATTCTTGTCCCTGAACCGTTTAGCCCTCTCCGCAGCCTTCTCCTTGCGGTCTTCAAGGCTTGCCGCATGCCTGTATTTGGCGTGATTCAGGATTTCCCAACCTCCGTCGATCTTGGCGATGCGTCGCCCTTCGTGGTCCGGCGTGCGGCTGTACTGGTCAGGCGCGCAAAGGGTGGCAATCGCCTCCTCTGCTTCCTTCAAGGTGACCCCTGCGCGCTTGGCTAGTCCAGGGACGGCGGCTTGTACCTCTCCGTGCTGGTCTGCCATGGCGAGCATGGTCACCCACACAATCCGCGTCTGATGGCTTTCCTGCCAGATGGACGAATCCAGGATGGAATGAAATAGCTTGGTGTAACTCATGAAATGAAGGCCCCTGCAAAGTCGCGGAGTGGAAAAGCACGAACACAAGCGCGCTGTAATCCGAAACGATGCAGGGGTAAATTTGACTTCATGATGTGTTATTCTTTGGCCAACGCTCGCTTTCCACGGCTTGCGCTGACGTCGCGTTTCTATCTACGCGGGCGGAATGTGCAAACCGGAGTTTTCAAACCTCGCCCTCGGTCGACTTCGGCAGGAACTCGGCCATGTCGAACAGGGTTGGGCTGTACGCCTTCACCTGTGCCATCTCGCAGTAGCCCACGGAGCAGCGCCAGTATTCCTCATTCAACTCCACGCCGACGGCCTTGCGGCCAAGGAGGATCGACTGATAGCCCACGGACCCGATGCCGTGGAACGGGTCCAGAACCGTGTCGCCAAGATTGGTGTACCGAATGACAAGCCGCTTGATGATGTCCAACTGGAGCGGGCAAACGTGCATCTCCTGATTCCGTCGCGACTGCTCCGAGTTAAGCGTCCTCATGCGCACGATGTCCGTCCAGATGTCCTTATTACGCGACACCGGAGGGAAAAGCATGAAGGACGCTGGCAGCTTCCCGCAGTCCTCCATCGCCTTGCACACCTCGACATGCTCGTCGAATGAGTACCCGCCTTTCAGGCTATAGTCCTTCCAGATGCGGATGATGTCTTCGTGTGTCAAATGCTTGAGCGTGTCAGGATCCGGCAACCTGTTTCCGCTGCTACGCCATAGACCAGCGGCGTCCAGTTGCCAGTTTGCGCGGGTGTATTCGGTCTTAGGCTTGGTGACCGGCGTATCCGCGTAGGCGTTGCTCAGGTCGGATGGCAGCTTGCGGAATACCAAGACATACTCAGGCATGCCCGCGCCCATCTTGGTGCCGTCCTTGGCGTTCTCGCTCCATCCTAGGCGGTACGTCTGATTGTTCTCCCGTACAACGTCCGTGTCGATTGTGATGCGAGCCAGAAGGACAAAGCCGTGTTTTGTGAACGCCGCCGTTGTCTTGTCGGAAAACGGATTGACAGTAGGCCCACCAAAGCCAGTCACGTTGCCAAACAGGATCCGGTCCTTGACGTGAATCGCGGCAATGCGCCCAGGGCGAAGCACGCGAAGCAGGTTTGGCACAAGGTGCCCCATCTGCTCAAAGAATGGATCGTCCCCGGTATTGTGCCCGAAGTCGTTGAAGCTCGGGCTGTACTCGTATTGATTGCCGAACGGGATGGACGTGCAAATCATGTCCACGGAGTTTTCCTCCATGGCCTCCATCTCCAGAACGCAATCGTTGCGCACGCATTTGAAATTGTCGCTCTTCACCTCGGCGCGCTCGCAGCCTAGGGTTCTGATAAGTTCCATGGTCGTGATGGTTGTGAGTTTGTTCTTTCGCAGGATGTCGGACATGCGCTCCATGAGTTCTTCATGACGCGCCCATTTTTCTTTTAGGACTTCAGCAATCTGGGATTCAGAATCCAGATAGATGATGTGAATGTGAACGGTGTTCTTCTGCTGGAAACGGTGGATGCGGTGAATGGCTTGGATGAAGTCATTAAACTTGTACCCAACGCCTAGAAAGATGGCGTCAGAGCATGCGTGTTGAAAGTTGCAACCTGAGCCGGCGATGATCGGCTTGGTTGCCAGGATGCGGTATTCGCCGCGACCGAATGACAAAATCAGGTCCTCCCGCTCTTCTAGGTCCTGACTCCCGTAAACCGTCTTGGCCTGCGGAATCAACTCCTCGATGGCTTCGCGCTCCGATTCCAAGTCATGCCACAAAAGCCAATGCTTGGCGTCATCGTGCCCATGGATGATCTGGGACGCCTTCTGGACTCGCAGGTCGATGGATTCCCGTTTGATCTCTGCACCCGCCTTCAACCCGACGGCGTCGTCGCGCAGAAGTTGAGCCTGGCCCCATGAGTCCACCTGACCCCATGCCTTCTTGTGGTCAACTTCCAGCTTGTGCCAATGCACCTGGATCTTCGGCAGGCTATAGCCCACGTCTGAATACCCAAGGTCCGACGGCTTCTGGATGAACACTGCCCACGACGCGAGCCAGAGCCAGAACTGGCGCTCCATGTGTGGGTAGAGCGTGAGGTTGTTCGCCTCTGAAGAGTCGCGTTGAAAGAACCGCGTCAACGCCTCGCCGGTGTCCATGATGCCAAGGAATCCGCCGTAGTGGATAAGTTCCTTGTATCGGTTTGGTGATGGCGTGGCTGTGAAGACAAAGCGGTACTTCACTGCGCGGAACAGGTTCAGGAAGCTCTGGTAAGTCTTCGTCCCGAAGCCGCGCAACACGCTCGCTTCGTCCAGACCGGCGCCTGCGAACTGCGCCACGTCAATATCACCATCCCTGACGCGCTCGTAGTTGGTTATGAGGATCCGAGCTTGCGAAGCCTTCGCCTCTTCGTTTGTGCGGACGTATTCGATTTCCAAACCCATCTTCGGGCCGTCGCTTCGAGTGAACTCCTGACGCACGCCGAGGGGTGCAACGATCAGATACCTCTGCCCAGTCTTTTCTGTCACCCACTTGGCAATCTGTAGGTGCATGCGCGTCTTGCCCAATCCGAAGTTCGCGAAGATTGCCCTTCGCCCGCCTCGGCATGCCCACACGCAGATGTCCCGCTGATGCGGGAACAAAGACTTATGCGCGGGCGTCGTCGGCTCAAAGCCCGTGCTCTCAGCCTGCGGAATCTTGCTTTTCAAGAACTCTAAATATCTTTCGCTCATATCATCTCTTTCCATTCCAAACCATGCTCACATAGGCCTGACTAACTCCAAACTCACGCGCCAGCTTCAGGCCTGATTCGCCGGTGTCGCGTCGTCGTCTGATTTCCTCGCGTTGCTCTGGCCACAGCTTGAGCGCCACGTACCTGCCAAGGTTGTCGATTCGCCTGTGTTTCACGACAGGCTTTGGTGTGCCTAGGAGTTCGCGGACTCGGTCGGGTGAAAGCGTCACGCCACCCTCCTCTCGCCGCTGTACCATATTCCAGCGCCCTTTTTGCGTAGCGAGCCGACAAGCCTTTCAGCCCCTCCGTTCAGCATGTCCGCCTTGAACGCGGCCTCTTCTAAGTCCAGGCGCCTCACAGGTCCCGGCTTACTGTTCTCGCCTGCTCGGCTTCGGTTGCGCTGATGGTTGCCAAGCTCCTGTCCGATGATGCGGGACGTGTGGTGAGGTTTGAGTTCCAGCTTCTCGGCGATGTCTTTGACGCGATGGCCTGCTTTCGCGAGGCGCGCGGCTTCCTTGCGGATGTCGTCTGGTGTTCTGGGTCTCATACGTCAAAACGGTACGTCATCATCGGGCGTTTGCTCGGTTGCCTTGGTGAACTCCGCAGATGCGGGAGCCGCGGTTTGCGAGACAACGCGAGGCCCTGGCTGTTGCGCCGGCCTTTGCCCGTCCATCCTGCGCGCGCCACTCACGTACTGCCACCAGTCAACCGTGACCTTCGTTTTCTCGCGCTTCTGCCCCGTCGCCTTGTCGTCCCATTGCTGTTGTGTGAGCCGCCCTTGCACGAACACGCCGCAACCCTTCTGCATCATCCTAGCAAACGTCTCCGCGCTTTTTCCCCAGATAATCAAGCCGACAAAGGTAACCTCCTCGCGATCCTCTCCAGCGTCAGTGCGCCACTTGCGATTGATCGCGATTGACGCCTCGACAACGGCTTGGCCTCCGCTGGTGTGTCGCAAGTCCGGATCTCGCGTTAGGTTTCCGGCGAGTTGAACGCTGTTTAAGTTCATACAGTTTTCTTGAATCGTTTTTCCCACTTAGACGGAGCGCAAACGCCTCCACCTTTCAAAACCTGAATCTTCCCGCGCTTTTCAATCTTCGGCTTACGTCCGCCGAGGATGTCGTTGCCGCGTTCTTGGATGTGTTGCCGTTCAATGCCGCTTGGGATGTCCACGCTGAAATCCAGCGGTTGCATTGGTTTCACAGGTTATTCCTCCTCGCATGCTCCAACAAAAGCAGCGCGTCCGCGGTTTTAAGCGTTACGTCCAGGTGCGGGAATAGCTCGCAGGCCAACGCCTTCAACCGTCGCTTCCACTGGTCCGACTTCTGCTTGTCGCGGCTGATGCTGAAAGTCTTTTGCCAAGACTTCGGATGCACCCGGACAAGCGGGTAACCGATGGCGGTGACGATGCCCTCGATTCGACCTAGATTCTGGGCGAGGACGAAGGTCGTAGATTCAGGTCGCTTGCCGCCGCAATACTTCGGGACCTCTTCCAAGATGACCTTTGCCGCGCCGTATTCGCGAAGCATAACGTAAATGTCTACAAGGCTTTCCGGCATGTTGTGAAGGTGGACGCCTTCGTGATCTAGAACGGCGATTCCGCCGCCTTTACCTGGGTCTACTGCAATCAATGTTTTCATGTCATTCCTCCCTGTTACGTCTGCATGTTTCGGTAAATTCCCAACCTTCAATCTCACACCACGTTGACCCGCATTCGTAGTCTCGGAACGTCGCGGTTTCGGTGACAACCCACGCACCGCAGCGGCAGTGCTTTTCGGGTTTGGTGCAGGTCATGGCTGTCCCTTCGCTCTGTGATACTCCGCAACGTGCGCCTGCGCTTGCGGGTAGGTAGTCGGGACCAGCGGATGGCGGGCGGCGAGTTTGTCGGCGGCGGATTCGATGCGCTTCACCCGCTCCACAAGCGCGGCGTTGGCGGTGCGGAGTTGGTCGCGTTGCCGAGTGATGCACTGCGTTGTCTCGTCGTGCCAAGTTCCATCGCCTGCATCCACCATTGATCCGCATTTAAACTGAATCACGAAAGCGTTCATGCAGTTTGGTTGCACTGGGGCGTGGCACTTCGGGCACACCATTTTGCCGGCGTCAGGTAAATGGTCGCTCACAGCGTTACCTTTCCGCTCAGAATGTCCTCGACTGGAATCGTAGCGAACTTCCCGCCTTGAAGTTCCGCGTGGAGTGCGCGGACGGCAGCGCGGAGGGTGGTGAGTTCCGCGGCGGCAAGGTGCGGCCAGTGGGTGCAATAGCTTTCAGTCCCAAGAGGCGTAAACTCCGAGCACGCGCTAGGCTTCAGCTCATACGGGTGGGCCGTGTAAACGCGACCACCGTGGATCCTGACGACATGGCGCATTTCTCCGCCCGTGTCGCACTGGACCAAGGCGTTGTAAAACCCATCAGCGAGCATTTTCGTGGCGTCAGGAATATGGTCGCTCATTTCACCCTCCTGAACTCGTAGACCCATACGAACGGGTTGGTTTCCCAGTTGGCGTAGATGGATTGCCAGAGGCGGCGGAATACGTCCCTGTGCGGCTGGTATTTCAACCCGTGTTCAGCAAACGAGTGGGACCTATCCTCGCCAATCTTCACCCCCTCCCACTTCGCATCCTCCTCGCTGATTTCCTGCACCCGCTCCACGCGGACGGCGGTTACCTCCAGGTCGATTCGGGAGGCCCAGCGGGGCATGTGGATGGAGGGGCGCCATTTTCCGCGCTTGTCCGTCTTATACGGAATGGCGGCAGCGGCGTGCGGACCTGAGTTTGTTGCCTGATACCAGACCGCTGAACCGAAGTCTGAAGGCTTTGATTTGTCGCACCAATCAACCGCTGCCCACGTCTCCCGCACCCAGATAATGTGGCCGACCTTGATCGGCCATTTTTCACGCTCTCCGATTGGAATACCCCAGCAACCTCCCGCCGATGATGGGTAGAAAGTTAAATTGCAGCCTTTGTATGGCCTCCTCGTCTGTGTCTTCCTTCCGTCGAGAATGGCGCGTACCATCTCGGCGTTGAAGATCATGCCGTGGTGTTTCATCGTCCGCCCTCCGTCGCCTTGACTCGCTCCATCAGCGCCCCGTTCGCCGTGCGCAGCGCGTTGATCTCAGCCGTCAGCTTCACGACCTCACCCCGGAGACAGTCCTTCGTCTGATGCGTCCGGGTGTCCGGCTTGGACGTGACCACCAACGTCTGGCAGGCGTAGGCTTGTCCGTATGTGTAGAGCGTCGTAAAACGCTCACCGCAGAATGGGCAGGGGTTCACAAAGCCACCTCCTTAACCTTTACCAGCGAAGGCGCGGCCTGCTTCTCCTCGGTGCAGCCTGCGAGCATCGCTTCCATGCGAGCATCCAGCAACTTTCCCTTCTCGCCGGTCACAGTCTTCACCGCGTCGCGCAGCTTGGTCTTGGCGACCGATACCACCGGCATGAACTGATCTTGCGTGCCGCCAAGCGCCACAAATCTGCCGAACACCTGCGCGGGGTCGGTAATGGACTCGCGGACGGCGCCGGGTTTGAGCGTCCACCCAGGCACCGACGCCGGATCCGCTTCGAGCATGCGCTTTGCCTTCGCCTGCACGGCTTCGACAACGGCTTCAATGGCTGGAATCTGCGCAAGGAACTCCGCCATACGCTCCGGGCTGATGGAAAGTTCCCGACCGTCGCGCGAGACGGCTAGCGGTGCGTCCGTGGCCAGCTTCTGCGCCTGTGGGCAAACGGCCTTTGCGCGGCAATACTTGCAAGCCTTCGCGCTCGGGATGCGTGGCGCGTCCGGCATGTGGATGGCGTCGATGATGCCGTTGATCTCGGAGCGTGCCCGGTCGAGGTCGGTCGAGTCATAGGTGCAGGTCGAGACAGGTCCAGCAAGCGGCTGAACGATGGCAACCGTGACTGGGTCGGCCCAGTAGTTGTCTGAAGCCAGCACGGCCAAGGCGCGGAGTTGCATGTTGCCGGTCGCGTCGGTGACTTCTCCGCGGCCGGTCTTGTAGTCGATTACGAGTGCGCGCTTTCCGCATGCGCTCAAGGCAACCTTGTCAGGCTTACCGCTCCAACGCTCGCTGATATGCCACTCGCGTTCTTCGCGGTAGATCACGGGATTATCCCCGATTGTGATAAGGATTTGCGCTTCCGCCTGCGCCTTGCACGTCTCGAACGTCCTCTCCTCGTCCTCCGTCAGTGGCGGGTTGACCGTCTCGCCGGCTAGCGCGGCGTGGATCCGGTTGCCGGAATCGGCATCGCTCGAAGGCTGCTCTGGCTGACCTTGCTCCGCGGCAAATGAGCCAGGGCAAAGCTGGTACCGCTCCATCGAGGAGGCGGAGGGGAGGTTTTTGCGTTCGTCGCTCACTTGGCACCCCCTTCCGCCCACGCCTTGGCCTGCTTGATCAGCGCGGGCAGGTTCGGCATCAGCTTCTTGACGATGACCTCTTCGAGTTCCGCAAAACCGTCCGCCTTCACCTCAACCTTGCGGGCTTCGACGATCCACGCCTTGAACTGGTCGAAGGTGATTCCGGCGTCGGTGAACCCGTCTCCGATCAACTGGCGCTTCCCGTCGAGTTCGGTGGCGATCTTGGCGTAGTTCGCTTCCTTCACGTCCTCGACCGCTTGCAGGTCTGCGCGGCGGATCGGATCGGGCGAGTTGAGCCCTGCGTTGTCCGCCTCGACGGGCGGATGCTCGTCGCCCTGCGGCTCACCCTGCAGTGCGTCCTGGATTTGTGCAGTGGTCGCTTTTGGCGCGGCAAACAGCGGCTGCTTTGGGGTCACGTCGCGCACCTTCCGCGCGGGCGTCTCCACAATGTCCAACGCCTCATCCTCGTCGTGGATCCCAGCGAAACCAAACGCCACGCGGACGGCCTGAATAAGCGCCTTGTGACGCAGCATGCGGCGCGGCATCTGACGCCACGGGTCCGTCCCGCGCTGACACTCGGAGTAGTACTCGGTCACCGACACCGGGCGAGAACGCCCCTTGATCCAGACGCGCGCTGTAACGCTGTGCGGCTTGCCGCCCTCGTCGTGCGCCTCAAACTCGATGCCGTCGAACTCCGGCCTGCGATTCATCAGCTTGGCCCAACCGTCGACGCCAACCATTGGCGTGATACCGCCCGACTTATTCGGGAACGCGTGGATCTCCTTCAGGAACGGGTTGAGCCCGTACTCGTGAGCGACCATGCAGAAGGCTGCAAGGTCCTCGTCTGATACCGGCACCGCCTCTCCGCCCTGGCGCTTTGGCATTACGGTGGCCTTAAGCGTTTGGAGGAACTTTGCGGGCTCCACTCCATACTGTGCAGCCATCTGGCTTGTCAGCGATGGCCGAACCGCGATTGCAGTTGTAGCGGACGCTTCCGTGCCCTGCGGTTTTTTAGTCTGTGTCTCTGGTGTCATGCGTGTCCTGTACTTGGTTATCGAATGCGCCGAACGGCGCGGGAAAGGTTGAGTGCGGCGGCAAGGCTCATGCCCTTGCGGCGGTTGAGGTCAAGCGGAACGGATTCCTCCGTCGGGATGCTCGCCCTTCTGATTCGGATGCCTGCGGCGAGGCAGGCGAAGGCAGTGATGATGAGAATCGTGGACATGAATTGCGCGTGCTTTGGTTGTTTGGAAATTTTGACCCGCGCCCAGTTCCGCCAGTCCCCAGACGCGGGTCGGTTTCACGATCAATGAGGTAAACAGTCCCCAACGACCGAGAGTGGATCAGCGGCCCGCCCTTTGCGCATCCCTCCACGGTGCGCCCCTGTCGGACCGCTGAAATTGGAGCCGGCACCACCCAGCGCATCGCGGGCAGACGATCCCGCGGACCCATGACGTACCAACACTGTATCTTTGGTGGTGCCGGCAAAATTCACTTCGTCCTCCGTGCAAGTTCCTCGCGGAGCTTGTTGTTTTCGGCCTGAAGCACGGCGCACATTTTAACAGCGTTCTCCGCACCCTCGCGCCATCGCTCGCGGCTGCGCCAGAGTTCGCAGGCCACTCCGGAGGCGCAGAGCGTGCCGATAACACCGACGCTCCATGCGGTGAGGATCATGTCGTTCATCGCTCACCTCCGCATTTTTCAGCAGCGATCCGCCTTGCCTCCGCCCTAGCCTCTTTTGATGTGTTAAATTTTCCGGGAACGCTAACCCACTTGGTGGGCTTCATCACCGTGCGAGCCCCGTATTTTGTCCGGCTGCTGTAGGTGTGAGCCCGGAGAGTCGACCATGCAGCAACCCAAGTCTCCCCGCTGCGCCAAACCATTGTCGTAATCTTTTTCATCGCCCGCCCTCCGACAGCATCCGAGCGATTCGGAATTGGTTGGCCGACTCGTGCAGGTCCGAGGCGACCGCGTCCTGGTTGACAGCTCGCAGGGCAATGCGACGCCAGCCGATGCCGCGGAGTGCGGCCTTGGCGGCTTGGCCGGTGTAGATGGGGATAGGTGTCATGAGGTGATATTGTCGAAGTGTTGACGATTGGCAACGGGGAAATCAGGCGGCAACGTACGGCAGTCCACGACCGGCAAAGTTTCCAGTCTTGGCGGCGGAAACCTCGGCAGCGGTGTAGTACATTCCGCAACCTACGCACTGACGGAAACCTGCGGCAATGCGTTCCAGATTCTTGTTTCCAGCGTGAGCCTTGCCGCATTGCACTTTCGTCTTTTTCATAGGTGTCTTTCGTTCTGCGTTTCGTTGACGTGCTCACTTTGCTGCAAGTGTTCCCACTTGGCAACGCCTATTTTTCACAAACCACCGCAACCGCTCTCAATGCAACGGCTTCCAGCGCAAAAAGAATTTTGGCAGACGGCGACCGCTCCCCGTTCAGGATCCGTGAAACGGTGCTTTTCGCGACGCCTGCCCTGCGCGCCACTTCGTTCTGCCCGAGCTTCGTCCGCTTCATCGCCCGCTTGATCGCGGCAATCCGCTTGTCCAGTTCTGCCATGCGCGGACGTTGCCACGGGGAAACGCTGTTGACAAGCGGGAACAGGGTGGCAACCTCGCGCCGTCCTTCCGCGCAAAAAGCCGAGCCGTGCCATCGTATCGACCGCCGTGGTGAATCGGCGCTGGGTTGGCTCAAGAAGAACGGCAATCGGCCTCACGGCGCGGCGGGATCGCTTAACCATGGCGCAATCATAGGACACCGGCAGCCTTATGGCTTGCCGCTTGGTTTTGGCCTTTTTGTCCAGGTAATCAATGGGGCGAACTTTTCAAAACTCATGAGCAACCAAAGAGACGCCTACCACTGGCTCGGCTGCATCCTCGTCAGCGAGCGCGCGCACCAGAGCGACCCAAAACACAACGTCATCGCGATTGATGACGGCACGTTCCAATGCATTTGGGAGGACCAAGGAAACCTTGAGCTACCAGCCGGAGTTGACGCTCGCGTGATCGGATTCGAGCAAGCCCCGTACGAAAACGGAAGCGTCGATAATCCCGCTAGGGAATGCATGTTCCTAGCCATCGGCCACACGTTCACGGAAGGCTGGCAATGGTACGGGACGACGGTGCCGCACATCGATGCGACGGACCTGAAGTTGCGCAACGCGAAGTTTGCCGATGCGATGCGCAGAGCTTACGACATTTCGCTTCCCGAACCGCTGCCGATGATTGGCGTGGCATCGGAGCATTGAACTGATGGCGTTGCGTGACAACCTACTTCGGCCTACCACTCCCGATTGACGCGCCGTCGAGCATTTCCAAACTTGGACGCGTCATCCCCGGCGTCTGGCGTTGCGCCAACGGGCTCCGCGCGGAAGTCCGCGATGCCTCCATAATCCACGCCGCGGGCGTGTCCTCACGCTCTATGGAAATGCGCTGGGACGCGTCCAGCGGCAAACTGATCGACGCCGTGGAAACCGGCTGGGATCTCAAGGTGTGGCTTGGGCATTTGCCACAGGGCAAGCCATCCCCCACGCCCACGGCTCAACCCTCGCCGGATTGCACGGACGCCCATTCCGTGGGTGCACGCATTTAGACCTCGCAGCGTGGAACCACTCGCACGCCTCGCATTGCGAGCGCGTAGGGGGCGGCCTGCGCGTTGGCGGGGTCACCTTTGCGCCGATGACCTTGCCGCGGAATGTGACAGGGCGTTTCACTCCTCCGCCTCATCCTCAAACGGCACGCGCAGAATCAGCGTTGCCGTTACCCCAAACTCGTCCGCAAGCACCGGCTGGTACGTGTCCGTGATGATGAGTGGCGTTGAGCAATTCGATGCTCCGTTTCTGGAGCCGTAGAGGACCGCGGTCCCAATCTCCGGGATCTTCGTTCGCCCTGTGTTCGGAAGGATCTCACACGTCACATTGTTCGGCCCGTACGTGTCCAGTCTCCACGCCGATCCGCCGGAAACCTCCCACCCTTGCAGTCCTGCGCAAAGCGTGCCGTCAGCATACGGGACCACGGCGTGCTCCTCGCGCTGCTCCTGATATTGCCGACGCCAGACCATTTCGCCGTGGGTGTTGAGCATGTCGCGCCACGTCTCCGGGATCGCCTCGATTGCGTCGGGGTCCACAAGCTCGAACCTGTACTCGTCCTCATGGACCGTGTTCTCGACAAGGAACAGCGGACCAGCACCGGACGCAGAGCACGTAAAGCCGGAAGCGAAGTTGACTTGGTTGCTTCCCTGCATCGTGGACGCAGCCCCCCAGGCGCTGGTCATCGTCGTCGGAGAAATCCCGCCGCCTCCAAACTGCGCACGCCACCCGCCAAGGCCAGCGCCAGAGCAATCGGTTGCGCTCCCGTCGAACGCCGCAACGGCGCCGACATATTTCGGGTCGTTCGTCTCGTCGTATGGCTGCGTCTCAAACTGGAACGGCAGCGAAACCCTGACCCGCGTCAGCTTGTTGACGGCCTTGGCGTATTGGTTCCACTGCTCAGCGGCAAGGCGCACCGTTGGCAGCGGCCCGTAACCTATAGGCGAGTCCTCGCGCACGTCGTCAGGTCCGAGCGCGTCAGTCTCGACGATTGGCATCGTGGTGATGCTGGTGCCGCCGAAAGCGTCGAAGCAGAGGTTGGCGAAGGTGTAATCGAAGACCGCTGTAACGCCCACAGCACACCCGTAATCAATGCTCGTTTGGCCGTCGACGTAGCCCTCGCACATGGCGCGGATGTACGTCTCCGCCTGAAGCATTACGTCGTGACGGATGGGTGTGTCTGACCTGCTGGCCGTGTCATTGCCGTCGTCGTATGGCTTTGGCAGCAACTGGACTAGCCAGATGTGCGGGAAGCAACTGCCGTAGGGGTTGTCAGGCAGTGATTGCACCGTGGAACCGTCCGCCGCATTCCCTGGACCCGTGCGCTCGCAGTTCAGCGACGTGTCATCCTTCCATGCGAGGTATTCGCGAATGGCGTTCTCGTCGGTGCGGTAGTTTTGCGCCTCCGTCAGAAGCGCGGACAAGTCCCAAGTGCCAATGTCTCGGTCTACGCTCGCAGGCGCGGTCTCGTGATGGTGAAACCTGCTTTTGAACGTGATCTTGACCTGAGTTTGGCCGTCCACGGTGACGGTCTCCGCGGATTCGATTTCAAGGGGCGGTTCGTAAATGCGACACGATTTGTAAAACTCATCTGCGGCAGCGTCGTTCAGATTCTTGCTGTAGCGGTAGCCGGTGGCGGCTTCGGGCGCCAAGAAGTCATCGACTGCGCTTGGGAAGTTTGCGTTGAAATGCCGCTTGAGTTCCGCACTTGTGAACGGAGACGCGTAGAACGCGCAACGGTCGGACGTGCTCCAATACTCGGCATAACCTTCCTGCGACCAGAAAGAGGTTGGCGAAGGGTGATAGGCGGCAAAGCGTGCGAAGGCGCACCACTCGTTGGTGTAACCCTGCTTTGGCGCTTCGTGCTCGATCTCGTCGCGGATTCCTTTCAGCACGTCGCACTCGGGCAGGCCGACGATGCTCTGGTAGAAGGGGCTGACGTACAGGACCGACTTGCCGTCCACCACGGCGTAGCCTTTGACCTGTGACGGATGAAGGCATCGGACGACGCGGGAAAGTCTGCGGAACTTGTCGAAGATGGCGTTGCTATCTATCTGCCGGTCTTCCATCGGCGGGAGTTCGTTGTCTCCGCCGAGTTTCGGGATGACGCCCAAGGTGCTGTACGCCTCCCAGATTTCGTTCGCGTTCGCGATGCTGCGACCGCTGCCGTCGATGTCGGATGCACTATTGGCGCCCGCGAGGCGTAGGAGCGTCCACAGGTCATGCACACCTGGGCGATAGGCGAACGTCTCCGCGAGTTCGTAGGACACCGTCACGCTCGCGCCTGACACGGACGAGACGGACACCTCGATGTCCTCGGCGCCCTGCGTGAACATGGCCAGCGCGCTGCCGGCCTGACTGCCGACGGTCGCCTTGCCGACGACGACGCCCCCGCTCGTGAACGTGACGGTTGCCGCCTGAATGGTTCCGGTAACGCGGACGATGGCGCACGAAAACCAGCATCCAGACTGCGCGAAGTGCGAGCCGATGACGCCTGACACCGTAGCTCCAGAGCGGGAGCCTTGCGTGTACTGCGGGACGACCTCGTCGTTGATTGTGTAGCCGAGTGCGGGCGCGAGGTAATAGGGACGCGTCAGGAATCCGGCGATGTCGAACGCCTTCCCAAGCCAACGCGGCCCGCCTTTGTTCTCGCCCTCAACCCGTGCCTCATCGCCGCGGAACTCGCCAGCGAACGCGTTCAGGACTCGCGGCAAATGCTCGCTGTACGTCTTCCGCAACGCCGCGCCTGATTCGTAAGGCCCCTCAATCCACTTGGCGCGGTCGAAGTAATACATGGTGCCGTCGTTCAGCGTCACCCAGAACGCGAGCGGCGTCTGCCATATGCCGGCGATGTGCGTTGGCTCATCCGGGCACGTGCCGTCGAACGTATGGCGCTCCTCGGTCTCGACGTTGGTAAAGTAGATCTCGAAGTTCGGTGACGCGTCCGGGTCCAGACAGTCGCCCAGAAACTCGGGCGTCGGCTGGAAACCTCCGTAAGCGTTGCCGTAGATTGACGTGCCGGCGTACACGATCCGGAACGCGTGGCGGGCAGCGTCAAACGTGGGCGAACTCCACTCTTCCGTGGACGGGTTGAACGCGCCGCGCTGCTGCTTCGCCAACTCCCACGCCTGCTCTGCGTCCGTCACCGTGGCCATGGGCACCGCGTAGGCGTCCACCTCGGCCGGGAATGAGCCTTGCCCGTGGACGTACAGTCCGAGCGGATTGGACGTTGAGACGCCGCCGATGCTGCCGGCGAACGGCAACGAAAGCGGCTCGTCGAGCATCTGGATGCTATGGAAGAACTCGGCGTCAGTCTGGCCCATGACGCGAAACTGCCGCGCCAAGGCTAGGTAGTAGTACGCAACGCGCCAAGCCCCGTCTCCGAGTCCGGAAACGAGGCGCGTATTGATGCCGTCAGCGAGTTGGGCGAGTTGGGCGGACGTTACCGGGTCGCCGGGTTCAACCTCCGGAACTCGCGGGAACGAGATCACACCTGATTAACCCACGTTTGGATCAGGGTGTCAGTAACAGTGGACGCGGCATAAAGGCTTCCTGATGGGACGCGAGTCAGAAGGCAGAACTCGCCTGGATTCAGCTTTGAAAGGACGTGTGTACCGGAACCGTCCTTTGAAATGGTAACAACGGCGGACCCGTGCATGTTCTTGATGACGACGTGAGCGTCACCGGAAACGTCTGCCGGTAGGTCCATGGCTTCAATTGTGGAAATCGCTTGGGTAAGCGTTCCCATGTACGTGCCAGCCATGGTAAAAGTGCCAGACAAGGTTCCGGTCGCGATAGCCGCGCCACCCTTAGACACCTGAAGACTTACACTTGCCCTAATTTCATCTGCCATATGTTCTCCTTGTTTCTATCAGCCCCAACGCGGGGTTGAATCCGACTGTTTCGCGGTCACCCGCGGCTTCTGAAATGTTCCACGCGTCGTCCGTTGCGTGAGTGTGCCCGGTGTGCGGTTAGCCAAGAGCCGCCGCATGCGTGCGTTATCAACTCGCGGTTTCATAAAGCATCGTGCTGTATTCCTCG